AAATCAATATATTTACAAAAAATATTTAAAATAATTTAAAAAAAATAAAAAAAATTTTAAAAAATAACTTGACAAGTTATTTTATTAGTGATAATATACGAGTAACTTAAAAAGTTACAAAAAGAAAAGAGGTGTAAGTATGAATAAAACAGCATTAAGAATAAAAATGCTCGCAAATAATGATACAGGAATAACATTATCAAAAGCATTAAATATGTCAGAAACCACATTATCAGCTAAAATAAATGGAAAAGCTGAATTTACAAGAAACGAAATTGCTAGAATAAAGGAAAGATATAATTTAAATCCAAAAGAAATTGATAATATTTTTTTTACACTATAAGTAACTTAATAAGTTACACGAATAAAAATGCGACAAGGTACAAAAAAGAAAGGAGGACAAGCAATGTGAATAAGCATATAAAGAGGTGGTTACAAAATGACAATAAAAGAATTTAAATTAGGAAGTACAACTATTGAAGTAGACAATACATATTTTCCAGAAACAAAAGAAGAAAATGAAAAAGTTTATAAAGATTTTAACAAAATAGGATGCGAAATTTTAAGAAAATTAGAGAATTGAACGAAAGTAGGTGAAAACAAATGAAAAGAACATGGAAGAACTTTAAATTAGATAAAAATAAAGTATATATGAGAATAGGACAAGCAGTAGTATATAGCAGTTTATATATAGCAACATTAGTATTTAGTTATTTAATGTTTTTAAGTGGGACAACATATTAGGAGGGAAAGATGGAAAAAAACAATTTTCAACAAAAGCAAGAATTAGAGAGACAAAAGTTGATAATGGTAGAATTACCAAATTTAATACAAAGAATTTTACATTTGTCAATGATACCTTGCCCAATAAGTGAAGAAATAGTAAAGTTAAATATTAGTGAAATTAAAAAAATAACCAATGCAGAATGTGAGGCTACATTAAGTTATTTAGAAAAATTAATTAAATCCTAATTGTTTAGAAATTAGATTAGCGATAATTTGTGAAGAAACATCTGCAATAAAGTTAATTGAAGTTGATTTGAATTTTGATAAAACATTTTTAGTATCATTCCAAACAGAGTCATCACGAATATTATCTAAAAACTGATGCCCTTTGAAGGTAATTGATTCAACCATTATTATACGGCGTTCAGAATAATTCCAACATATTTTAGCATTTAGATATTCGGCTTCAATAAGTTTATCAGCAGTATACATTAGAGTTTCTTTACTATAAGACTTTATTTTTAAATTATTAATATTTAATTGCCCATTATAAGTTAAATTATTCTCTAAATATAATAATAAATCTCTAATACATTCGTGGTCTAATTTCAAAGTAATCACCTCCATTTGGAGAGATTATACAATAATTTACAAAATTATACAAGAAAGGAGTTGAAAGAGATGTTTAGAAAAACAAAAGAATTACAAAGCTTAGTAAATGCAAGTAGAAAAAATCTAAAAGATGCAGAAAGAAAAGTAGAAGATAGAAACATATTAATTGCAGATTTACAAAAGAAAAATGAAGAATTAACAAACGAAAATTTAGCAGTACACGAAGAAAATAAAGATTTAAGATTTGAAAATGATGAACAGAAAGAATTAATAGACAGAATAAAAAGAATAGCAACTTCAAATTCATATAACAATAAAAAAGCTATTTTATGCAAAATAAAAGAACTAATTTCAGATGCCGAAAACCAAAATTAGTTCTAAAAAATCACTTAAATATATGAATTTCTATTGTTATTATAGCATTTTTGGCAGTAGAAATCAAGAGGAGAATAAAATGGAAACATTAGAACAATTAGAAAATGCATATTTTATTTTAGAAATGCAAGATAAATGGGACAGTGAAGATTATAGATATGCAAACGAATTAAAGGAAAAAATTAAAAAATTGAAGGGAGAAAATTAGATGATTAAAGACTTAATAGAAGTAAAACAGTTGCCTGTAATAGAGGAACAACTAAAAAGTGTGAGTGCAGTTATAGAAGAAAGAGTAAAAAATGCAACTAATCTAGTATGTACAGAAGAATCAATAAAAACAATAAAAGAAATAAGAGCTGAATTGAATAAAGATTATAAAGAATTTGAAACAAAAAGAAAATTAGTAAAAGAGCAAGTATTAAAACCTTACAACGATTTTGAGATTGTTTATAAAGAATGCATATCTGATAAATTTAGAAATGCAGATTTAATCTTAAAAGGAAAAATAGACAATGTTGAAAATGAATTAAAAGCAAAGAAAGAACAAGAAGTAAAAGATTATTTTGAAGAATATAAAACAGCTAATAATATTGATTTTATTACATATGGACAAGCAAGAATAAATGTAACATTATCAGCAAGTATGAAAAGTTTGAAAGAACAAGCAAAACAATTTATAGACAAAATAACAGATGATTTAAAACTAATTGAAACACAAGAACATAAAGCAGAAATATTAGTTGAATATAAACAGACATTAAATGTATCACAAGCAATAACAAGTGTAACAAATAGATTTAAGGTTGTTGAAGAAGAAAAGAAAAAAATAGAACAGGAAAAAGAACTTCAAGAATTTGTTGTAGATACTGCAAAAGAGTCAGACAAGTATATTGAACAAACGGTATTAAATGCACCAGCTATAGAAGAGAAACAAGAAGAAATATTAACATTAAAGTTTACAGTAAAAGGAACAAGAACAAAGTTAAGAGAATTAAAACAATTTTTAGAAAATGGGGGATATGATTATGAGTAATGAAGCACAAAAAAATAATGAATTAATGGTCAAATTTGATATTGATGGAAATGAAATTAAATTAACACCAAGTATAGTACAAGAATACATAGTAGGAACAGATGCAAAAATAACTAATCAAGAATTTAAGTTATTTACAGAACTTTGCAAGGTTAGAAAATTAAATCCATTTTTAAGAGAAGCCTATTTAATTAAATATAAAGCAGGAGTACCAGCACAATTAGTTGTAGGAAAAGATGCAATACTTAAAAGAGCTGTATTAAATCCAAATTATGATGGAATGGAAAGTGGAATTATAGTTCAAAAATCAGATGGAACAGTAGAAGAAAGACAAGGAACATTTAAGTTAGGAGATGAACAACTTGTAGGTGGTTGGGCTAGAGTATTTAGAAAAGATTGGTCACACCCTACGTATTCAAGTGTAAGCTTTAATGAAGTAGCACAAAAAACAGGACAAGGTCAATTAAATTCTAACTGGAATAATAAAGGTGCAACAATGGTAGAAAAAGTAGCAAAAGTAAGAGCATTAAGAGAAACATTTGTTGAAGATCTAGCAGGAATGTATGAAGCTGAAGAAATGCAACAAGAAATTCCGCAACAAGAGCCTATTGAAATACAAGCAGAAATAGAAGAACAAACAGAAGAAACAAAAGAGGTATCAATGAATGAACTATAAAATTATATCAAGTTGTAGTACAGGAAATGCAACAATAATAAAAGACATAATTTTAATAGATTGTGGAGTTACTTTTAAAAGATTAGAGAAGTATTATAAACAATTAAAAATAGTACTTCTCACACATATACATTCAGACCACTTTAAGAAAGAAACAATAAAAAAATTAGCACAAGAAAGGCCAACTCTAAGATTTGCTTGTTGTGAATGGCTATTAAAACCACTTCTAGAATGTGGAGTTGAAAGAAAGAATATAGATGTACTTCAAATTGGCACGAAATACGATTATAAGCTATTTAAAATTATACCAATTAAATTATATCATGATGTACCACAATGTGGCTATAGAGTATTATTTGATGATTATAAAGTAATTTATATGACAGATACAAAAACAGTTGAAGGAATAAGTGCTAAAAACTATGACTTGTATCTTGTTGAAGGTAATTACGATGAAGATGAAATAGAAGAAAGAATAAAAGAAAAACAACAAGATTGTAAATATGTTTATGAATTTAGAGCAAAAGACAGCCATTTAAGTAAGCAACAAGCAAGTGAATTTTTATTAAATAACATGGGAGAAAATTCAGAATATGTTTTAATGCACCAACATGTAGAGAGGAGTTAATTATGGATTATAAAAAAATGTGGGAAGATTTAAAAGGCTTAATGCAAAGAACTGAAAAAATGACTGATTTAATAAAGACAAAAGGAGTCCTAGATATGATATCTGAAATTGAAGGATTAAATACAGAATATGAAGATTTACCATTTTAGGAGGCAGTATGGTAGGAACAAGTAATAAAATAATAACTTACTTACTAGAACAAGCAAAAGATAAACAATTTGAAATAAAAGAATATAGACCCAAAAGAAGTTTAGACAGTAATGCTTATTGTTGGGTACTATTAGGAAAATTACAAGATAAATTACATATACCAAAAGAAGATATATACAGAGATTTAATAAAAAATATAGGTAGTTTTGAAATTATACCAGTCAAAAATGAAGCAGTAGAAAGATTTAGACAAGCTTGGAGTAACCACGGACTAGGCTGGGTAACAGAAACAATGAAAAGCAAATTAGAACGGTTTTACAAATGTAATTACATATTATGGGTCTAGTGTTTATAACACGACAGAAATGAGCAAATTAATTGAATTAATAGTACAAGAATGTAAGCAGTTAGATATAGAAACAAAATCAGATGCAGAAATAAATAGTTTATTGAAAGAATGGGACAAGAAATGAAATCAATTTTACAAATCAAAAAAGAAAGCTATGTTAGTGAACAAACTTATGGACTAGAAGAACATCATATATATTTTGGCTCAGGAAAAAGAAAAATATCAGAGCAAAACGGATTCAAAGTATGGCTAACATATTTAGAGCATAGAGGAACATACGGAGTACATGGTAAATATGGACATGAGTTAGATTTGAGATTAAAACAAGAATGCCAAAAAGAATATGAAAAAAATCATACAAGAGAAGAATTTATAAAATTAATAGGAAAAAGTTATTTATAAAAAATATTAGGAGGAAAAGAAAATGAAAAAATTTTTATATGTGAATGGAGAAAAATCAGGGATAATTGGTAAACCAGTATTTAAAGATTCTTTAGGAAAACAGTTATGTATAGGAGATATTGTTTATACAATAGGCCAAAATCATTCAAGCATTAATATTGTTGTAGAAGACTGTATATATGGTTGGGGGGAAAGTACATATAATGGAGAATTAGATAAAATATCAGCATATAAAATCATTAATTATACACAAATAGAAAAAGCATTAGGTTATCCAATAAAAATAGTAAAAGAATAGATTAGACAACAGGGATAAGACAAAATAAAGTTTTATCCCTAATATTGTACGAAAGGAGAAAACAATGGCAGGAGAAAAAGAAAGTTTTGTATTCTATAAAAGCTTTTATGACGCATTACAAGACTTAAAAGAAAAAGATAGATTAAAAGTATATGATGCAATATGTGATTTAGCATTAAATGGAAATGAAACAAAACTAACAGGAGTAGCAAAGACAATATTTATATTAATAAAACCACAGATTTTAGCAAATACAAAAAGATATGAAAACGGAAAAAAGCGGTGGTAGACCAAAAAAAGAAACCAGTGGTTTTGAAAAAGAAAAAACCATAGGTTTTCAAAACACAAAAAGCAAAACAAAACCTAATGTAAATGATAATGTAAATGAAAATGTTAATGAAAATGTAAATGTAAATGGTAATGATAATGAAGAGATAAGCGACAGTTGTGTTGACGGTTTACAAAAAATTATAGATTTTTACAACGAAAACATTGGAATGATAACATCTTACGGTATTGAAATATTATCTGATTATGCTAAAGAAATGTCGGCAGATTTAATAATTTTAGCAATGAAGAAGTCTGTAGAGGCTAATAAGAGAACAATACAATATATAAAAGGTATTTTAAACAATTGGTCTAAAAAGGAAATAAAAACAGTACTTCAGGCAGAACAAGAAGATAAACAGTTTAGAAAAAAATCAGAATTAGGAACAAACGAAAGAGAAAAAGAACTGGAGGAGTGGCTAAATGAATGTAAGTGATTTTTCAAAGCAGATTAAAAAAATAGAAGTAGCTTATAATAAAAAATTTGATAAAGATGAAACAATTATGTGGTTTCAAGAATTTCAAAATATACCTGCAGAAGAATTTGAAAAAGTAATAGACCAAATAATTAAAACAAATAAATTTACACCGAAAATAGCAGATATAAAAGCAAAAATAAGTGAAAATACATATAGATATTATTCAGAAGACCCATACAGATACTTATATAAAAATTTAGAATGGGGAGAATTTGTAGATTAAAGGAAGTGATAAACAAATGAATACAATAACATATCAGACTCGACAAATGAGTTTAGACGACATACAAGATAAAACAAAAATAAGATATATACAAATTTTAAATAGATTAGACAAGCCTAAAACAGCAAAGGAATTAGCAGTAGAATTATTTGATTTAGGATTTATACCAAGTACAGAAAGAAATTATACAGCGCCAAGATTAACAGAATTAGAAAAAATGGGATATGTAAAAGCAATAGATAAAAAGAAATGCCAATATACAGGTAAAACAGTTGCAGTATATGAAAGAACACAGGCAGGTTTTGAAGCTTTAAATTATCAACATATACCAAGAATAGATTAGGAGGCAGTTATGAAAGAAATGAAATATTGTAAAGATAGAAAAATAGAAGTTTTAGCAACTGGATATTGTTTAGGATTATTGTATTATATTTTAAATTTAGGAACACATCCAACAGCATATATAAAAATACCAAAAGAGTATAGAGACAGAATTAATGATATAGAAGTAAATGGAGGAATTACATATTATTCTGAAGAAGGTTTATATGTATCTGAAAATGAAAAAATAGAAGGTTGTTTCATTGGATGGGATTATGCTCATTATGGTGATTATACAGGATTTGAAGAAATGTTGCCTTTACATTTAAGAACAGGTGGAAAGAAATGGACAACAAAAGAAATATTTAAAGAAGTTAAAGAAGCTTGCTATCAATTAAGAAAATAGGAGGCCTAGCTTATGAAATATAATTATCCACAGTTAGAACGGTAAATGTGTAAAATGTAGAGGCTGTAATAGACTTGAATTAGAAAACTTTAAACGGAGTTTGGAGATGTGAAAATTACATAGAAAAGGAGCTAAAGAAAAATGACAGATGAAGAGATTGATAAAATTGCTAAAAGGGTATTAGAACTACAAAAAGAACAAGGAGTAAAAACAACACAAAGTTTGTTAACTTTTCAAGAAGTACAACAAAGATATCATAAAGAGATATTTGAAAAATTTGGAACAACAGGTGGTATAGATGGTGCTATAAGAACAGTTGCAACATATAGTCAAGGACAAAGATATGTAGCAAGACTAAGTGGAAAAGAATTTGATAATGCTGTTCAAGTAGCAGATAAGCTGTACAGATTAATTTTAGGTATGGAGGCAAAAGATGAACAAATACAGAAATAAAAAAGTAATAGTAGAAGATTATATATTTGATAGTATAGCAGAAAGCAAAAGATATAAAGAACTAAAATTATTATTGAAAGCAGGCAAAATAAGTGATTTAAAATTACAACCAAGATTTTTACTACAAGATAGTTTTAAGAAAAATGGTAAAACTTTTAGGAAAATCGAATATGTAGCTGATTTTCAATATATAGAAAATGGAAAAACAATAGTAGAAGATGTAAAAGGAATGCAGACAGATGTATTCAAATTGAAACATAAAATATTTGAGAAGGTTTATCCAGATTTGGAATTAAGAATAATAAAATAAAAACCCTCACTTAGGAGGGCTGAGCACTTATTATGATAAATGCTACAAACAGTGAAAATGATAAAACTACAAGACAAGCTAATAAAAAGCCTTTAATGATATTCTTCATAATGCCTCCTTTAGTGGGGTATAGAGATACTATAGTACCTCAAAAATTATTAAGTTAAATAAATTATAGCACGATATTAAATGGAAGTCAAAAAAGGCAAACAAAGTTTAAAAGAAAGGAATTTAAGAAATAAGCTATATGTAAGAACAAAAGATGGAAAAATTGATAAACTTATAAATTCTAATTTTTATATGAGCATATATGTAGAATGTGAAAAGGGACTTTATTTAATAGAGAACATAGTAAAACACAGTAAACAACTAATAGACTTGATAGAAAACAAAGATATTTTAAAAGTTAGAATTGATAAAACGATAATGTTTTTTGGAATAGATGAAAGCACATCAGACACTAAATACAAGGAAATAATAAAAAGTATTGAAAATGGAGAATGTGAATTACTAGAAATATTAACACATCAACAGTTTGAGGCTAATTGCTATAAAGTAGGAGGAGAATAAATATGTTAAAAATAAGAGATGATGTAGATTTAAAAGAACTTGAGAAATATTATGATTTTAAATATTTTGATGATTGTGGACAATATAAATTTACTGAAAGAAATATTGATGGTGCAACTTATATTTATATAAATGTATGGAATAGAAAAATTGAGTATAGACAAGATAAAACAAGTGATAATCAGTGTTTAGAAAAATTATATGATTTAATCAAAGCAAATTTAGTGATAAAGGAGTAAATAAGATATGAAAATATATTGTGGTGGTAGAGCAAATGGAAAAACAATGAAAACAATTCAATTATCAGTAGAAAAACAAATGCCGATAGTATGTTGGAATTATGAACATAAAAAAGATATAGAACACAGAGCTTACAAAATGGGAGTAATATCTAAAATGCCAGAACCTATATTGGCGATAGAAGTAAGAAAAAAAGTAATAGGCAATAGAAAAGGCTTAATAGTTGATGATTTAGATATTCTTTTAAGAAAGATATTAGATGACAATGTTTACTATGCTACTATGGAAGATTGTAATATAGAAAAGTTGGAGAGGAGCGATACATAGTGAAAATAGATAAGTATGTTTATCAAGAATTAAATTTTGATGGTGGAGGTTGTTGGTGGATAAATGATTTAGGTTTAGCTCAAATAGATTATTGTGCAAGAGAAAGCAACTTAAAAATATTTTGGGTAAATGTAAAACTATTTATATTATGGGTATTAAGAAAATATTAGGAGGTGTTTTAAGTGAAAGAAAATAGTAGAGAAGAAGATATATTATGGGAAAGAGACTTTTATAAATTAAGATTTGAAGAATTAAATAAACAATGGAACAGAGTAATAGATGAATTACTTGGAGAAGATTATTATAATTATGGTTGCGATTGGGCTTCTTGTGATAAGTTGACAGCAGATGACTTAATATATAAATATAAGAAAAAAGAAAGATGGTGGAAATTTTGGAAGAAAATATCGAAGAAGATTTAAAAATATTGGAACATATAAAAATGGGTATTAAAGCAGATACACAAGCACCAAATATTAAAACAAGAGATATATCAATGAGAAAATTTGAGGCAATAGACCATATTTTATCAGATTATAAAAGAGTATTAAAAGAGAATGAAGAACTAACAATAAGCAACAAAGAAATAGATAAAGAATGTAGTAGACTGGAAGAAAAAGAAGTTAAATTAATTAATGAAAATGAACATTATAAAGATTTAATATATGCATTAAAAACTTATTATGACATTACAGAAGAAGATTTAGAAAAATGTATAAAAAACGATAGATGAGAGGTAAGAAACAAATGAATAGGAAAGAAAAGAAAGCTGTTGGTTTATTAAAAGCATTAAATAATCTAGAAAAGAAATGCAAAATAGAAAAAGTACCATATAAATCGGAAATCAAAAAGATAAGGATAAGTCTACTACCAGAAGATTACGGAATATTTGAAATATTATTAAATCTAATAGAAAAACTACAAAAAGAGAATGAAGAATTAAAAGCAGATAATTACGAATTGAATAACAGAATAAATGATTTATTAGATAATATTCCAGTTCAAGAAGTAAAAGATAAGATAGAAGAATTAAAACAAGAAAAGAAAAAGTATGGCAATTGTTTAATAGAGATGTACGAAGATGAATTAGTAAATAGGGATATTAAAATTTTACAAGAGCTACTAGAAGGGAGAAAATAAAATGAACGGAAACGATAATGGATTTATAAAAAATAAAGATAGAGAAAAACAAAGACAAAACAATGTAAGAGAATATCAAAGAAAATTCTTAAATAAGAAAATGAAAAGAGGGAATAGAAATGAGTAAAGTAATATGTCCGAATTGCGGAAGCGAAAAATTAACATATTTTAAAGAATTTTGTACTATAAGATATTATTTACTAGACAAAAATAACAATCCAACTAAAAAATGTACAAAGAAAAAAGAGGATTCTTGCAATATGCCAGAGAATTGGCAATGTTTAGATTGTGGTTATATATTCGGCGGTACAGCAAATATACAATGTGCTTATAAGGGAGGACTAAACAATGAATGAAGAAGAAGCAAGAGAAACATTAAAAACAATGAAATAAAATATAGATAAAAAATATTTAAAAACAAGAAATTCAGTAGCAATAGAAACAGTCTTAAAACTATTAGAAAAGAAAGACAAAATAATAGATTTAATGGCTAATCATATAGCAACTAGTGATAGTAATTTGTGTGAATATTTAGACATAACAACCAAATGCCAATATTATGCAGGAGAAAATAAAAAACTTTGTGATGATTGCATTAAGCAATATTTTGGAAATAAAGCAAAAGAATTATTAAATAAATAAAAGTGCATACTACATCTAAAGAGAATCTAAAGAGGTGTAGTATGCAAGATAAAGAAATAATTCAGAAGTGGAAAGCAGGACTAAGCAAGAATCAATTAGCAACAATGTATAAAAGACAATATAATCAAGAAATAAAGATAATAAGATCAAGTGTAAGACACAGACACGATGGAAGATACATAAGCAATTATGAAGCATTAGCTTATGTTGAAAGAGTAATATATAAATATTTGAAAGAGAGGTAAAAATATATGAAATCTGAAAAAGGTATAATAGAAATATTTGTAATTGGAATTGTTGTAATTTTATTCATAATACTATGTAGTGTAATTTGGGTTACAATAAAAGAAGAAAAAGATTATGGAATAAAAGAAGGACAAGTTATTGATAAAAAATATCATTCAGCATACACAACAATGATGAGTTGTGGAAAATCACTAATACCACAATATCATCCAGAAAGTTATAGAATACAGATTCAAAAAGAAATCGACGGAAAAATAAAGTCAATATGGGTAACCGTTGACAGAGATACATATCATAAAATAAATTTAGGAGATTATTATAACGGAATGGAGTGATACAAATGACAATAAATCATATATACAACATAGTAATAGACACAATGAAAGAATTAGAGAATATAAACTTATTAGACATAACAAAAAGAAAACAAAATCAAGCACAATTAAATAGAGCATATAAGATTTTAGATGACTTAAAAGATGAATTAATAAGAGAAAATATAAAAAGGAGGCACACTAATGAATAAAAAACTAAGCAAAGAAGAATATAATTATGCAAAAGGTTGTTTAAAAAGATATAATTATAATTGTATCAATATAATGAATATAAGAGCAGACATATTAAGTATAGGCAGTCAAAATTTAGATGGAATGCCAAAAGCACCATATAATATAAGCGACAATGTTTTGAATAGTGTAATAAAGTTACAAGAAGATGAACAATTACAGAAATCAATAAAAGAATATAAAGCAGTAGTACAAGCATTAGAATTGATAAATAAAGACTGCAAAATAATATTTAACAAATATTACATATTAAGTAAAACAAAATGGGAAGTAATTGAATCAGGAATGTCTGAAAGAACATTTGAGAGAAGAAATCAAGAGTTAATATATGCAGTACATAGCGAATTAAAAAAAGTTGGCGGAAAATTGGCGGAATTTTAATAAAATATGTGATAAAATTAGTACAAGTTAAAAAGTCGCAGATAGAAATATCAAACCCAGTGCGACAACCTATTTGTTGATTTAAGAGTAGATGTTTTAAATGTCTATTCTTTTTTGTTATGTTATTACCAGTATGCTAGGTAACTGATAATATAAATTAGCTGTTTGCACTTTGTTTATAATAAACCCCTTAAAATTATTATTACAGAACTTTCCTAGCGAGTTCTAATTAATATTTATAAAATAGTATGTAGAGATATATAAAAATGGTTAAACTCCTGAAACTTTTTATTTGTTCGGTAACAAATATACTCTTTACTGGTAAAAGAGGGCGAAGGGAAAATCGCAATGTATGTTGGTTCGAGTCAAACTTTATATCGTTACATAGTGTTTTATAAATAAAAGAAAAGAGGAAAAGATATGGATAAAACAATAAAAGTAATAAGTGGAAATGAAAGAATGGGACAATGTGAAATACTTAATAAGTTAAAAGCAGAGCAAAGAATATTAGAATTATTTGAAACAGAAGAAATAGAAAAAATAGATATTACATATAAAACAAGAGAGCCAGCTTGTACAGCCGACTCGGTAGATTAAGAATTTAGCCAGGCCCAAATGTCTTTTGGCATCCAACCTTGTTTATCAGAAGGGTCTACTTTTATAACAAATAAATGGTCATCGTTATCGATATAAGGTTTCAAGTGGTTGTAAATATCCTGTGCTGTATTATTAGACTTTACAAACCATGTAGAGTATAGAGCTTTTATGTAGTTATAATCCTTAATTGCAGATATTAGACCATCATAATCTTTATGATTTTCATTTAAATCATAAGAAATGCAATATTTAGACATAATATTCACCTCACTTTCATAATTTGATTTTTTATCTTATGTATGAGGAGATTATAACATACAAAAATGACAAAAGTTGTCATAAAATGTCGAAATATAAAATAAAATGGAGGAAAAGATATGTCAAAAGAAGAAATAGAAGAATTTAAAGAAGAACATAACTGCAGCACTTGTACAAAAAACATAGACTGTAAAATAGTAAGAAGAATAGACGGAAAGTTAACGTGTACAGAAGAGGAATAGAGTATGAAAGATATTAACTATGCAAATTGTATGAAAAGAAAATGTGAACAATGTAAGTATTATGATTATTGTTTTAGATATAGACCAAAACACAAAAAGATTTCAAGAGGTAAATATGAACATAAATAAAAACATAAAGAAGGTGATTAAATGGCAAATGAGCAAAACTTAAAACCTATACGAACCAAGAAGGAAGCAAGAGAAAAAGGAAAAAAAGGTGGAATAAAATCAGGAGAAGTAAGAGCACAAAGAAAAACGTTAAGAGAGGAACTATTAGCATTATTGGAAACTAAGGTAGAAGATAAGACGATACAAGAAAAGATAAGCTTTTCACTTATTCAAGAAGCCTTGAGTGGAAATGTAAAGGCATTTGAAACTATTAGAGATACTATTGGAGAGAAACCACAAGACAAGTTAAACATATCTGGAGAAGTTAATAATCCATTTTCAGGAATGACAACAGAAGAATTGAGAAAGATATTAAATGAATAATAATATCAAAGAAGAATTAAAAAAACAAGCACGTTTGGAATTAGCCAGACGTGATTTTTTTGAATATTGTAAATTAACTGCACCAGATTTTTATAAAGAAGATAGACAATTCTTAAAAGATATGTGTCATGAATTACAAGATTTCTACGAAAGTGATGATAGAATTTGTGCAATAAACATGCCACCTAGACATGGAAAATCAAGAACAGCAGGAAAATTGGTTGAATGGGTATTTGGAAATAACAATAAAGAAAAAGTAATGACTGGTTCATATAATGAAATACTATCAACAACATTTGCAAAATCAGTAAGAGATACAATAGCATCAGAAAAAACAGAAGGAATAATAGTATACAATGACATATTTCCTAATACAAAAATTAAATTTGGTGAATCTAGTGCAAATAAATGGGCATTAGAAGGAAGTGGACAAGCAAATTATTTAGCAACATCACCAAAGGGAACTGCGACTGGTTTTGGTTGTACTTTAATGATAATAGATGACTTAATAAAGAATGTCGAAGAAGCATATAATGAAAATGTTTTGCAAAAGCAAATAGACTGGTTTAATAATACAATGCTATCAAGAACAGAAACAGGGTTTAAACTAATAATTATTATGACTAGATGGGCTAGTAATGATTTAGCGGGGTATATACTAGAAAATTTTGATAATGTAAGGCATATAAATTATAAAGCAGTTCAAAAAGATGGCTCAATGCTATGTGAAGCAATATTAAATAAAGAAGATTATAAATTAAAAACTAAAAATATGAACAAAGATATTGTATATGCTAACTATCAGCAAGAGCCAATAGATGTAAAAAATAGATTATATACAGCATTTAAAATATATGAGAAATTACCACCAGCACATTATATTATGAACTATACAGATACTGCTGATGAAGGCAATGATTATCTATGTTCAATAGATTATCAGATGTATAATGAAGAATATTACATATTAAATGTTATTTATACACAAGAGCCGATGGAGATAACAGAACCAGCAGTAGCAGAAATGTTAACAAAAGATAATGTAGGAAATGCAAATATAGAAAGTAATAATGGTGGTAGAGGATTCGCAAGAAATGTAATAACAAATTTAAGAAATTTAGGCAATAGACATACAAATGTTAGATGGTTTCATCAAGGAGAAAATAAAGTTGCAAGGATACTAAGTAATTCGACGGGAGTAATGAATAATATATATTTTCCTATAAATTGGGAAGATAGATGGCCTGAATTTTCCAAACACTTAAAACATTATGTAAGAACTGGAAAGAATGAACATGATGATGCTGAGGACTGTTTAACAGGAGTATATGAAAATCCAAAACCTAAAAATACAAATATGACAATGACTAATAAGTCTTTTATAAATATGTAACATCTACTAAAAAGTAGGTGTTTTTTTGATTGGAGGAAACAATGTTAAGATATAGTAAAGAAAGATTAACAGAAGAAAGAAGTATAACAGATATATATTTTAAAGCACAAGAAGAATTAAATGTTAGAAAAGAATTATACGAAAAGTTCAGAAGAAAATTAACAGATGAAGAACTTGCAAGTTTAGATGATGAAGATATAAAAGTACCACTAGAAAGATATATATCAGTTATGTCAGCCGGCTATTTTGGAGGAAAAGCACCAACATATAAAGTAAAAGCATTTAATGAAGATAAAGATAAAATAATCAAAGAACTATTTAATCACGAAACTAATGATGAACAAGAAATAAAAGAAATAGAATTGCTTATAAAGCACATAACAGATTATAACAAGGATGGTTCACATTTCTTACATATGGTATTAGACTATTTAATAAAAAGGGCATGTTATGAAATATATTATAAGGATGAAACAACAGGAGAAATAACAATAGCAAGAAGTGATGCATTAGAAACGGTTGCTATATGGGATTATTCATTGCCTAAAAATTTAATAGGCTTATACAGAATAATTCGTACATATATGGCAAATGGTGAATATCAACAAATGGTAGAATTAACAGCAGCAGACGGAAAAAGATATTATTACGATACACCTGAAAAAAGAAAGTTGTTTGGCACACCAGCTTATGAACAAGAGTTCAAAGACGAGCCATTATTTAAAGAAAATGAAGAAGAAAAACAACCTAAAAAATGGGATGATGATATACCAGCGACAGCAATAGAAAATTGTGATGGAATGGCAATATTTGAACCTGTAATAAGTTTAATAAAAGCATATGAAAGATGCATTCAAAATTCAAGAAATGTATTTAAGTATAATGATGAAGCAATATTGAAAGTTATAGGATATCAACCAGAAAATCCAATGATTATCCAAAATGAAAAAGGGGAAGATATCATAAATCCAGCAAGGCAAAAAGAAGATGAATATGTATTAACAAGTAGAGTAAGATATTTAGACGGAAGCAAAGATGTAAACAGTGATATAGCTTGGGTTGAAAAGAATGTAAATGATACAGCCTTGCAAAACCATAAAAAGACATTAATGGATATTATATGTTTATGCTCATTCTGTCCTAATATGACAGACCTTGGATTTACATCAGCTGATAATAATTCAGCACTTGAAAAGAAATTCTTTAGTTTACAACAATATATAGCAACATTTGAAGGAGATTTCCTTGAAGGATTAACAAGAAGGTGGAAAATAATATTAGAGAAATTCAATAAAGAAAAGGGCAAAACTTATGACTTTAGAGATATAGAAATAAAACTAAATAGAAATTTACCTTCTGATAAAGCAACAGACATAACAAATGCATTGAAGGTAAGAGGCTTATTACCAGACGAAACAGTTATTAATTTATTAAATCTTGATTTAGATGCAACAAGTGAATTGGCAAAAATGGATTTACAAAATGAAGAGAACATTCAGAAAAATCTAGAGCAAATGCAAATGATGGGACAAACAGAGGTAGAACAAAACGATAAAGAAGATAAACAAAACAATAAAGTGACAGACTTAACAGATGAACAAAAAGCACAGAAATTAACAGCGGACAACAAGAAAGAACAAGAAAAAGCAGTTAATAAACAAATAAAAGAATAGAGGTGCTGTAAATGGAAGCTTGGCAACACCATGACAAAAAAATGCAAGAACTAAAGCAACTATACAATAAAACATCAAAACAAACACAAAACAGACTACAAGAACTCCTTGATACATTTAACTTTACATCAAAAAATATATATAATATAGCAGATAATAAAACTAAAAAAAGAATAAATAATTACATAGAGCAATGGAAAGAACAAAAATTATTAACAGGTTATTTTGGAGTATTAGCAAATAACATTTATAGAAGAACACGAGTAAAGAATAGTGAAATACTAGAATTGCTTATTTATAGTGCATATATGGAAGAACAAAGCAAATTAGAAGAACAAGAAAAACAAATAATGTATGAAGATACAAACTACTACTATGAAGAAGGACAAAAAGAAGTAAATAAAAAGAAAAAGCCATCAATAATTCCGATGGCTTTATTTCTTGCATTATTAGACCAACCTAATTATAGTCGGACTAACTTGGAAACAATATATTGAAGCAACAATACAATATAATGCACAGCAAATATATAAACAAGTAATTTTAAGTATGCAACAACAAAAAGACCTAGAAATCGATTCTAGTGAGTTTCAAACTATAATAAATAGACAAAATAATCAAAAGCTTAATATAAATAATAAAATATCAGGTGCAATGGACTTACAAATGATAGGATTAAATAATCTGGCAAAAGTAGAAGGTATAAAGTCAACAACAGAAGATAATTTAAAAGTTAGATTTATAGCAGTAGAAGATGAAAAAACAACATTGATGTGCGATAGCTTGAATAACCAAGAATTTTATATTAACAAAGAAAATGTATTTGATAGATATTATGGAGAAAATCAAAAAGAATTAAGATTACAAAGAATTAGATGTAATGGATTAGTTTTAGGTTTAAATCTTCCACCTATACAGCATCATTTTCATTACTGCCGTTCAACTATTATATACAATAGTAATTATACAAGTGAAGATTTTAGAAATGGAAATGTTTTAGGAGAAGAACAATATAAATCATTAGAACAATATCTAAAAAGTATGTCTTATAAAATTAACTCGAAATTATACAATAATGAAACATTATCAGAAGAAGATAAGGAATATATACAGAATTTAGATAATGCATTAAAAGGAATGCCAATATATAAAGGCTGGGTTAAAAGATGTATCTATGTAAGAGATAGTGAAGATGTATCAAAAGTATTATCAATATTTGATAATGAACAAAGAATAGGACATTGGAATAGTTATATATCTTCATCATTAGGTGTATATGATACAAGCTTCAAAATGATAATGAAAATAAAATCTAAAACAGGAAGAAATTTATCTACTTTAAATGATGAAGGTGGAGGAGAAATATTGTTTATGAGAAATACAGACTTTCAACTAATTGACATAAAAAATAAAAATGGTATAATATATGTTAAATTGGAGGAAGTATAGTATGGAAAATCCAGATAGAAAAATAAAATTAACTAAACAAGAAAAAAGAAGTAGTTTAAAGGCACAATTTTGGAATGATAAACAAGAAATAGATAAAAATACACCACTTATGAGAAAAATAGAAAAAATATGTAAAAATATAGATTTTAAAAATTAAAAATAGCACTTACTTAAAATAGTAGGTGCTTTTATTGTGGAAAGAAGGTGTTTATATGTCATCAGGAGTAATGATAACAGGAATAATCTGTTTGACAATTATAGCTTTAGCATTAATAGGAAGTAATGACAAAGACAATGAACAAAACAATAAATAAGTTATCAACATTTTATAATTATAAATCCAGAACCAAGTCGACGAGTTCTTTTTTGTTGTCCTAGATAAGACATTAAACTGTCTATTTTTGTTTGGTTAGACTTCCGTAAAAAGTCAAAAATAGTTTGGTTATAACACCGTAAAAGTTAAGGAGGAAAGAGTTATGGAAAATAACGAAGAAACAAAAAAAGATTTGGAAACTACTGCCGAGAGTGTAGAAAAAGTTGAAACATCAAAAGTAGAAGAAAATAAAGAAAAAACTTTTACAAGAGATGAAGTAAACAAAATGATTAATGCTGAAAAGCAAAAAGAAAGACAAGCAATTTTAGAAGAAATGGAAGCAAAAAAAGCAGAAGCAGACAAACTTGCAAAAATGGACGAAGACCAAAAAAAGTCTTATGAATTAGAACAAGAAAGAGCTAGAGCTAATAAAGCTGAAAATGAACTAAATGCTTATAGACTAAAAGACGAAACAATTCGTCAAGCAAGTCAAAGAGGTATCTCATTAGGATATATAGAAACTATTGATTTTTCAAGAGAAACTGCTGAAAGTATAAATTCAAAATTAGACATATTTGAAAAAGTATCAAAAGCAGACAGAGAAAAAGCAATAAGCGAGTATTCTAAAGAACCAGCTCCAAAGACAGGAGATTCAATTGAAGGTTCTAAACCAGAAAGTCAAATGACTTATGAAGAACTTTGCAAATTATCAAAATATAAAAATTAAAGAAAGAAGGTATAAAAATGGCAGATTACACAAGTACAGGAACATTTAACAAAAAATATTTTAATGAAAGAGCATTTGGTGCTTATTATGACACAATTCCACAAGAAAGATTAAATTTATTAATAAAATCAGGAGTATTACAAGGGAATAGTAGAATAAGAGAAATGTTTGCATCACAAACTGGTGCTGAATATGGAATAATTCCAATGATAGGAAGATTAAAAGGAAAACCAGTAAATTATGATGGAAAAACAAAATATGATGAAGGAAAAACATTGCCAACATACAAACAAGGTGTAGTTGTAATTGGCAGAAAAGATAAATTCTATGAGGATGATTTTACATATGATGTAACATCTAAAAAGGATTTTATGAGTCAAGTAGCAGACCAATTAGGAGATTACTGGGATAGTGCATGGGAAGATATATTATTAATTATAACTAAAGCATTATTCTCAATGAAATCAGATGCAGGAAAAGTTTTTGCTTCAAAACACACATATGATATATCAGGAGAAAAAGAGTCATCAGTAGCTGAAACAACATTAAATACAGCATTACAAAAAGCATGCGGAGATAGAAGAAGAAACTTTAAATTAGCAGTAGCAAATTCTGTAATAGTAACAAATCTAGAAGGCAAAAAGTTAGTAACAAACTTAAGATATAACGATCCAAACGGAATTGAAAGAGAATTAAATGTTTATACATGGAATGGAAAATTATTAATAGAATATGACGAAATAACAGAAGAAGAGGGAGACCCAATATATGCAAAAACTTCTGATACATCTTTGACAGAAGGAAAAACATATTATACAAAATCTGGAACAACTTATACAGCAGTTGAAAGTCCTGCTGTTGGAAGTATTTCAAACTATTATGAGGTTACAGGATATGGAGATTCTAAATATGTTACATATGTTTTCGGAAAAGGAGCATTTGACTATGAAGATTTAGGAGCAAAAGTACCTCATGAAATGGATAGAGATGCTGACAACGATAGAGATTACTTATATGAAAGACAAAGAAAAGTAATGGCTCCTCATGGTGTTAGTTACTTAATGAAAAATCAAGCAACAGATTCTCCAACTGATGAAGAATTAGCAGATGGAGCAAATTGGGATTTAGTAGTAGGTTCTGATGGAAATACATATAACCATAAAGAAATTGCTATAGCAAGAATAATCTCAAAGGGATAGAAAGGAAGGCAATAGATGTTTGAAAAGATAAAACAAAGATTAGGGGCAAATTATATTGAAGGTACAGAAAGCATAATAAGAGACATCATAGACGATATGACTTCTATTGCCTGTGATGCTTCTAATCGAAAAGAAGATGATGAAAAGTTATTTCCATACATAAAAAAGTCTGTTATAGCTGAATATAATGCAAGAGGTTCAGAAGGGTTATTAAGCCGCAATGAAGGATCTATTTCAAGTTCATTTAATGATATAGAAAAGAAATTGAGAATTGATGTTGCTTCAATAAGGATATTCAAGTAATGTTATTGCGAGATTTAACAAAAGTATATATATCAGAATATGAAGAAATAGAAGACCACGGCGAAGTTTCAAAAGTATGGAAATATAAAGGCATAGCTTGGCTAAATATGCAACAAGATGTAAATGAATTAGATAGAAAGTCTACTGGTGAAGTTGATTATAGTACATATAAAGGTCGTACGACAAGAGATTATGATATACAAAAAGGCAATGGAATATCATTTGAAGATGTCTCAAAATCAGAGGAGTTTAAACCTCAATATAAAGTAACTGATAAAAATAAAATTGGAAGTACTTATGTATATATATGTGAGAAGGTGCAAGAATGATAAGTTTTAATTGTAATTTTAAAGTGAAACATAATTTCAAGAATATAAATGCTCTAATTCAAAAATTACCACAAACTGCAAGAGTAATTTCAAAAGATATATTAGAAAATATTAGAGGTTATGCTATAAGATTGGAAAAAGGTCACAACGAAAATGGAATATTAGTAGAGATGATTGATATGTCTACAAAAGAAGTAAAAGGAAGGGTCTATGCTGACCCTTCTAAATTTATGACTGAAAATGGACAATCATATTTATGGTTTGAATATTTTGGAACAGGGCAATATGCGGAACAAGAGCACATAGGAAAAACAAAACATTTTATTGAGTCAGGATATACAGAATGGTATATCCCTGTAAATAAAGTGGGGAGGTCGTTGAGCTATCCAATAGTAACTATTAATAAACAACAATTTTATGTAGCAGTAGGTTCAAAAGCTAATCATTTTATAGGGGATGCAGAGTTTGAAAGCAGAAATGAAAATACAGAAATAGCAAAGAAAAGATTAGATGAAATGTTAAAGGAGGTATGTAAATGAAAGATTTAAGTGAATTAGAGTTTAGTGATTTAGTATATGAAAAATTGGAATCATTAAAATATAAACAAATATTAACAAATCCAACGACAACAAGTAAATTTCCTTGTTTGGAATTACATACACCTTTAAAGTCAGTAAATAAAACTGAAAATGCATTTCCAATATTCTCTACATTTCAAATATCAATAACTTGTTGGAACGAAAAACAACGCCAAGCAATGAAAATGGCAGATGAAGTTGATAAAAAACTTCAAGAATTTAATTTTATAAGGACAAATACCAGTCCAGCAATATATGATTCTATATTGCAAAAATACGGTATAACAATAACATTTGAGGTTCGTTATAATTCTATAACAACCTCTTTTAATTTTATAAAATAGGAGGAATTTAAAATGGATCCAAAAACAAGTACAATGACAAAACTATTTCATGCTGATACATTAGAAGATTTAAAATCAGCAGGAAAAAGAAAACAAATAGCTTTTGTACAAAACATACCAGAATTTTTAAAAGCACCAGAAGGAGTGACTTATAGTGCTTTAGATATTCCTGATGAAAGAATGGCAGAAGGAAGACAAAAAGCAGAAAACCTAGAAATAGAAATATTATTTAAAGAAGACCAATATGATGAGTTAAAAGCTGTACAAACAGCAAAAACAAATGGTTATTGGGCAGTTCAATTACCAGAAAGTACATCAGAAGCTGGTAAGCCATTAACATGGTACTTTACAGGCACATGTCATATAGGAATGAGCGAAATAGCTATAGATGATATGCTAAAATCAAAATTAACAATTTATAGAAGCTCAGAAATAATGGAAAACAAAGGATTTCCCACAGAATAGTTCTACATTAAGTGCTAGGAGTAGAACAAAGAAAGTTACTAGCACAATAGAAGAAAATAAAGAAAATACTGAGGAGGCTTAGGCCTTCTCTCTTTTGCAAAGGAGAGAATTAAAGATGATTATAGAAACAAAAAATAAAACAATAAATTTAGTACTAAAAACAAGAAAAATAGTAGACATAGCTAATCTACTAAAAAATAAAAACTTTGAAGAAGCATTTACAAAAGCATATGCAATATGTGATAGAGAAGCTTTATCAAAAATAATATTTAAATTAGCAGAAAATGAAGATGGTAAAAGTATATTTGCATCATCAGATGAAGTATATGACTTTATGGATGATTGTAGAGTAGAAGGAATAACAGCAAATGATTTATACGGAAAGATTGCAGAGGCATTGAATGAAGAGGGTTTTTTCAAAAAGAAAATGAACAAGAAAGAATTAAAAGAAATAATATCAAATCCTTTATCAACAATGAATATGAACGATTTAGTTCAAAAATCAGCAGAAAGTGCAATGAGCAAAATAGCAGAGAAACAATTTCAAGAACAGGGATTTCAAGGCTACGAGGCTTAAATGATATAGTAGAAAAAATAAAAGAGGCTCATAATTTAGTTGAATTAATATATTCAATAGAGTCTCTAGCTTACTATTTTGATATGAAACCATATGAGTTTTGGAATAGTAGATATTCAGAAATAAATGCATATTGCCAAACACATCTTGTAAAAATAATTGATGATTTAAAACGTGAAATTAATTTACAAGAAGCGGTAACCAATAAACTTATAAGAGCAGATAGTATGAGTAGAAATCCTAAAATAATACCAATTAGAGACAATTACAAAGAATTATTCAAGGAAGAAGAACAACAAATGCAATCTCCTGAAGAAATTATAAGAAGAATGAGGGGTATAATGAAAGTAAAAAAAAATTAAAAAATTATACTTTTCGACAAAATTTGACAAAAAAATATAATTGAAAGTGGTATAATTTTTATATAATAAATAAAAGGAGATTAATTATGAGTATAGAAGAATATGTAAAAAATAATAAAACATATAGTATTCTTAGCAAAGTAGCAATACAAAAAGCTCAAAAACTAATTGAAAATAATGAAGATGTATTGTATGCCGTTGTAACAAATATTTCAATTATTGAAAATGATAGTACAAGTTTTAAAAATCAAGATAAAATATTTGGTGGAGCTATGCAATTTAAAAATATCTTAAATGGTGTAATTGTTATAACTGACAATAGAATTATTTTTTGTAATTCAACATTAGGAACAACAAATGAAAAACAAATAGTAATAAAAGATATACAATCAATTAATGAACATATAAGTGGGCTAACTAAAACAGGAGAATTAAGAATAGTTGGAATAACAGAAACATTTATAATAAAGATATTGAGAAAAGGATTAAATGAAGAAATAAAAAAAGCAATAAATAAAGCAAGAAAAGTTGAAAATAATAGCAACAATACTAATAATGCATTATCAAATGCAGATGAGATAAGAAAATACAAACAATTATATGATGATGGAATAATAACTCAGGAAGAATTTGAAAGAAAAAAACAAGAATTATTGCAGTAGAAAGGGTAATTGAAAATGTTTCAATTGATATGGCTATTATTATGTTTTCCGTTTTACATGTTAAGTATAGCAATAGGAATAATTATTTATATAGTTTATTTTTGCATAAAAATAATAAGCGTTGTAATTGGTTGTTTCCTAAAAAATGGACAAGGTGCAAAAAAATATAAAAAAGTAATTAGAAAGCCAAAACAATTAAATACTTTAAAAAATAATAACAATGAATATAACGATAATATAGAAAATTATTATGAAAAGTTACATTATTATGATGAAAAAGAAAAGAAAAATATAGTATCATATGGAAAAGAATATGCACTATCACAAGTAACAGATTTAGAACTTAAAATTACAATTGAAAAAATACAAGAGTTGTATAATGAATTAGGTCTCAAAGTTAAAGTTATAGATATTACAAAGAAAAAATATATAACCGAATATGAAATAATATTTTCAAGAGATATTACTCAAGCCGATATTTTATTAGTATCAGATAAAATTATTGAAGAATTTCAGATTGATGGTGTAAAAATTGTTGGAAATCCTAAAAAAGGAAATAGAATATATATACAAATACCATTAAGATATGAAGAAACACTTACTTAGGTAGGTGTTTTTTTATTGTGTGAAAAATTTAAGAGAGGAGGAATAAAAATGGTAGCTGAAGAGATAGAAATCATAGTAACTGCAAAGGTAGAAGAAGCATTAAAAGAATTTGAAAAAATGTTACCAGCAATAAAGAATGCAATGAAACAAGCACAAGAGGCTTTTTCAAAAGTAGATACAAAAGCAATGACAAATAAATTACATCAAGCAGTTAATTTTATGAAAAAGAAAATGCAGGACTTAAAAAAGAGTTCTGAAAACAATGAAATAGCAATTAAAGTGAACAATAAAGATGCACAAAAACAAATATCTCAAATACAAAAACAAATAGATAGTCTACAAGAAAAAATAAATGCTCGACAAATAAAATTAAATGTTATAAATCCACAAATTGATAAAATAGTAGATGATACTAGAAAAAGTGTAACTCCAGAAGGAATAAACCCTAATAGCAAGGCAATGGATACAACAGTAGATAATGTATTAAATTCGAACAAGGATTTCACATCATTAAATAGTCAAGCACAAAAATTATATACAGAAATAGAAATGTATAATAAACAACTTGAACAAGCAAAAAGTAAAATGGCACAATTGGAACAAGAAACAAATAAAACAGCAACTACTCAAAACAGATTGAGTAGTTTTTTTAGTGCATTTAAACAAAAAATAGAGCAAGTAAAACCTAGTATATCTAATATAAAAAACAGTTTTAAGGGATTGCCTAAATTAACTCAAAATATTACAAATAATATAAAAGGAATGGGAACAGGAGTAAGAAATGGATTAGGACATGTTTTAAAATATGCAGGAGCTTTAGTTAGTTTAAGAAGTATCTATTCAACATTAAGCAGTTGTGCTCAAAGTTGGCTATCAAGTCAAAATGCTGGGGCAAAACAATTAAGTACAAATATAGATTATATGAAATATGCAATGGGTTCAGCTTTTGCACCTGTAATACAATATGTGACAGGTTTAATATACCAATTAATGAAAGCTATACAATCTGTTGTTTACGCATTGTTTAGAGTAAATATATTCGCAAAAGCAAGCGCAAGTTCATATGCAAATATGGCTGGAAGTGCAAAAAAGGCTAAAAATGAAACGAAAAGTTTATCTAATATACATAGTGAAATAAATAATGTACAATCTAATGATAACTCAGATAGTGGAAGCGGTGGAAGTTCATCGCCAAGTTTTGATTTATCAGGAATAGATAATCAAATGTCTCCGTTAGCTCAAAAATTATATGATTTCTTTAAGCCACTCGTTGATAGTTGGAATCAATATGGCACACAAGTGATAGAGGCATTTAAAAATGCTGTTGGTGGAATAGGTCAAGCTATAAGTGCTATGTGGAATAGTGTAGAAACATTATTTACAAATGGAACAATATATTCAATAATTGCTAATATTCTAAATTCAATAGGACAAATAGGAGTGGCATGGGCAAATGCTTGGAATAACGATAATAATGGTACAGAGATAGTACAAGGAATTGCTAATATGATTGATGATATTACTAATGCTATTTTAAATTTAGTTTCAAGTACAGGATTTCAATCATTTTTAGATGGTGTTTTAAGTGCTTTTAGTGGTATAGTGCAATTTATAGAACCAATAGTGTCTGGCTTTTCTGAAATGGCAGAAAAAATATTAGAAATAGTTCTTTCAAGTATAGGAGATGTATTGAAAACGGTAGGAGATGCACTACAAACAATAGCACAAAATAAAACGGTTTCCGAAATACTAAAAGCAGTAGGAGGAGCAATTGCTATTGTAGTTGGTGCGATTGTATTATGGAATATTGCACAGGCTATTTTGAATGGACTTATGGGATTATTTGCTATTTTAACAAGCCCTATAACATTAATTATATTAGCTGTTATAGCAGCAATTACAGCTATAATTGTAGTTGTAAAAAATTGGGGAACAATATCTGAATGGTTTCAAAATTTGTGGGTAAAAATAACAGAAAAATTACAAGAAATATGGAATAATATAAAATTGTTTTTCGTTAACTTATGGAATAGTATTATAGATAAAATAAAAACAGTATGGAATGGAATTAAAGATTTCTTAAGTAATCTATGGAATGGAATATTAAATATAGTTAAAACAGTATTTAGTGCTGTGGCAACATTTTTTAGCAATGTATGGAACAATATAAGAGGTACAGCGCTAGCTGTATGGACTGGAATTAAGATTACGATTTCGACTGTTATAACTAATATTAAAGATAAAATATCAACGGTTTTAAATAACATTAAAACAGTATGGAATAATATTTGGACAACTATAGGAAATGTAGTAAAAAACATTTGGAATGGAATTTGGTCAGGCATAAAAGGTATAATAAATTCTATATTAGGTGGCATAGAAGGATTTGTAAATGGAACTATAAAAGGAATTAACAAATTATTATCAGGAATAAGCAGTGTAGCAAATGCAGTAGGTTCTTTAATAGGACTAAATCCAATCTCATTACAAATAAGTACAATTTCATTACCACGATTAGCCAAAGGTGGTGTATTAACAGAAGCAACAACAGTATTAGCAGGAGAATATTCTGGAGCTAGAACAAACCCAGAGATTGTAACACCACAAAACATAATGAGAGATACATTTGAAGATGTATTGTCAGACTTTAATAGTGGCAATGGACAACAAGTACATATAACAATACAGTACTTAGGAAAAGAAATATTTGATGACACAATAGATTATATAAATTCAAAAACCAGAAGAACTGGAAAAAATACAATAGTAACGGTAGGTGATTAATAAATGATATGGAGAGAACATGGAAAAACAGAAAATTTGCCAACACCCTCAACATATAGTGCAGACATAGAAGATACAGATAATGATAGTTATACAAGTAAAAAAACAGGAGCATTAATAGATAATCCTATAGCCATAGGAATGTTAAAACTTTCTATGGCATGGGATTTAAATTCAGAAGAAGAAGCAGAACAACTTATACAAAAAACATATAAAAACCCACTCATACTAGATGTAAAAATACCACTTGTAAAAGGTGGATTTTTAGAAGGAGCAAAGTTTAGAGTTTCAAAAAGAAAAGTAGAAATGATAGATACAGAATTAAATACGAACACTTCCAAAACAAGATGGAAGTGTTCTTTTAATTTAATGCAAAAAGAACTAACAGAAGCTCAAAAACAAGCTTCAAAAAATGCAAATTCATAGGAGGCTATAAATGTATAATACAAGTAAAGGTTATAAAGAAAAAATATTAGAAGATTCAACACAACATGAATTAAATATATACATAGATGGAAATAAAATTGAACCTAATCATATTATAGATTTTAGTTCTAAATCTGAATTATTTAACAATAATGAACTTTGTTTAGGTTGTACTCCTGAAAAAGATATTGAATTTGAAATAGATAAAAGAGATTTACCAGAGAATTACAATGAAGTATATGTCGAAACAGGAATAAAATATCACAATGATATAGTAACAGAAGGAGAAGAAATAACATTAAAAGAAGAAAAAGAAATACCACTTAATTTAGAGATAAGTGGAAATCATAAACAAGAAACTTATAGTGGAAAAAATATTTTGAATTTTGGAGCATCTAAAAGTGGAACAATAAATGGAATAACATATAGTTATGATGAAAATACTCAAATATGGACTGTGAATGGAACAGCTACAGCAAAAACTGATGTGCATTTTGGAAGTATTATAAAATCGAAAGCAAATAAAGTATATCAATTAGAAACATTCCATTTAGGTGGAAGTATTAGTAGTGATAAATGTATGATTTATATGCAAGATGAAAATCAAAATTGGGCTGGGTGGTCTTGTCAATTATTAAATGTAGATGCTAGACAACCAGCAACAAAAGATAAAAATTTGTCAATGGGACTGTTGATTTTTAGAATAGAAAGTGGAATAACATTAAACAATTATAAATTTAAAGCACAATTTGAACAAACAGATAATCCAACAGTTGTAGAATGGGAACCATATGTAGGTGGAATACTTTCACCAAATCCAAACTACCCAAGTGAAATAAAAACAGTTGGAAGTAATATAAATTTATTTAATGCTTATAGTAGTGATTTATCATATTATTTAAGAAACACAGATAAAGAAAAGTATACTATTAATAATAGCAATAGTATTAAAGTTGAAGGAACTGGAGTTTCATGGAATAGAGTTGAAATAACTATTTCAAATTTAAAACCAAATACAAAATATACAATAACTTCGCAAATTACTAATATTACTCAAGGTTGGGCAGGATTATTATGTGATTATGATAATAATAATATATTTAAAGTATCTAATAAGGAACAATCTAATCCACAAATTACAATTATTACGGATGAAAATGGAAAAGTTAAATTACAGTTTTTTACTAATTATACTTCTACAGTACAAAATAGTTCTGCTATATTTGATGATATAAAATTAGTTGAAGGTACAGAAGTAGGAGAATACAGTAAATACGGTCAAAGGTCTGTAAAAGTAACAAAATGTAATAAAAATCTCGTTGGAGATATACAAAAAGGCTATTGGAATAACACAGGAGTATTCGAGTATGATACAAATTTTGTTTCAAGTAAACAAATAAAAGTAGAAAAAGGAAAAACTTATATAGGTGGATTATTTGATAAAAATAAAAATTATGTAGGAAAAGTAGTATATGTACTATTTGATAAAAATAAAAATTTTACAAGATACAGTGGAGAAGAAACAATAACAATTGGGAACAATGAAGAATATGTCTCTATAAGAACATATAGTGCACAAGCGAGTTATATAACAAGTAATAATTATTTATTACAATTAGAAGTAGGAAATAAAATATCTTCACACGAACCTCTTCAAGAACAATCATACATAATACCAACACAACAAGAAATGTTAGAAGGAGATTATTTTGATTGGGACAATGAGGAAGAAGTGCATGTGTGGGAAAAACTAGTTTTTAAAGGAAATGAAAATTGGAGTTTAGATGATATTTATAATGGAATTGCTCAATTTAGTTTATCAGTTAATGCAGTATATATAAATGATTATGATACTGTAATAAGAACAATGTCAAATTATTTTAAAGGAGTTGGTTTTGATTCAAGTTGGTTAATTGATAATTGTGTAACAATAAGGAAAAATAGCAGAGTTAGAATAATGATAAGTAAGTACACAACAGTAGAACAATTTAAAACTTGGCTAAAATCAAAATGTGATGAAGGAACACCAGTAATTGTATATTATAAACTATCAATACCAAAACGTTTACCATTTACAGAAGAACAAAAAGAAATAGCAAAAGAATTAAGTCATGCAACAACGTATGAAGGAACAACACACATATACAGTACAGATAGTATATCTCCTGTATTAAAAACAACATGTGGTAGCGAGATTGTACCAATAGGAAAGTTTACAATTCAGAAACCAATTGAAGATGATGAGTTTAAAGTAAAAATAAAAGCTACAGACTATATGAAAAAATTTGAAGATAACAAATATGATGGTAGCAATTTAACATATCCAAAGACTATGTTAGAAGTTTTAGAAGATATATGCCAAAAAGCAGGAGTAGAACTAGGTTCTACTTCTTTTCTTAATTCAGAAAAACAAATAGCAGTATATGATAATACTGTAACAGCAAGAACATATTTAGGTTATATAGCAGAACAAGCAGGTGGATTTGCTGTAATAGGCAGAGATGGAAAATTATACATAAAAACATTTGGAGAAGATACTATCAATTTCAATGTTGATTTATTTGGTGATTTTACTTGGGGAGATAAGCTAAAAGTAAGTAGAGTTTCTTATGAAGATGGAATACAAAATTATAAATTTGGAGATGAAACACAAGCAACAGTATTTATTGACCAAAACAATATGTATATAGTTGATAGTGAGCAAGTAGAAAATATTTATAATCAAATAAAAGATTTTGAAGTATACACATTTGAGGGAGAAACAATAATAGATCCAGCTTATGATATTGGAGACATTCTAGTAATTGATGGTAAAAAAGTTTTATATCAAGGAGAAATAAAGTATGCTGGTAAATTTAAAGCAAGTATAAATAATAAAGTACAAGCTAAAACAGAACAAGAAAGTATGCAAACAAAACAAACAAACTCAAATAAAATCAAAAGAGTACAAAGTGAAATAAATCAAATTGATGGAAAAATAACACAATTAGTACAGGAAACAACAGAAAATGAGGAAAAAATAACACAAGCACAACAAGATATAGATGGATTTACACAGAAAGTTGCAACAAAAGATGAGCTAACAGAAAAAGTAAATGAATTAAAGCACACTATAGAAGGAATAACATTACAAGCTAAAGAAACAGGTGGAGGTAACATATTCTTTTATGCGAAAGAATACTGGAGAGGACAAACACAAGATAGTGAGGCAACATTAGAAGAGTATACAAATACTTTAATACAACAAAATAATGTTAGTGATGAAGGTTATTTGATAAATAAAGGAGTATCAATTCAATCACAAGTTGTGAAGAATGGACAATATGTCATAAGCTTTAATTATTACAAATTAAAAACAGATGCTACAGGTTATGTAAAAATAAATGAAGTTGAATATAAACTAGATGGAGAAATAAACAATTGGATTGAAAAAATAATTCCTGTTGAAATAACAAGTAATAATATAAAAATAGAAATTGGTAGTGATACAGTAGCATCATATTATATTTCAGATTTAATGGTTTCAATGGGAGTAGAAAAAAATATATGGACACAAAATGCTAATGAAACAAGAACAGACACAGTTGAAATAGGAAAAGGTATTCAAGTTAATTCTAGTACCAAAAACACATATACGAGAATTGATGCAGATGGAAACAGAACATTCAATAGTTCTACAAATGAAAGAGTAGCAGAAATGACTGATAAAGGTGTTTATACAAAACAACTAGAGGTAAAAGAACAAGCAAAAATTAACGTATTATTAATTCAACAAATTGGAAGTCAAGTTTGGCTTACAGGATTAGGAGGCTAAGATGGGAACAATAACAGGTTATGGAAGTAAACATTCACACGAATTTAAATTAACAGTAAATGAAACATCAACAAGTGTAGCTAATAATACTTCTGAAATAAGTTTTAGTTTTACAATATATAAAGCTAGTTATTCTTGGAGTAACTGGAAAAGTATAACATATAGTATTTCAATAAATGGTACTTCTTATTCAGGAACAATTCCATCGTATTCAGCTGGTTCAACATTAACAATAAGAACTGGAAGTCAAACAGTATCACATAATAGTGATGGAACAAAATCAATAAATTACAGCTTTTCTGTAAATGATGGTTCAGGACAAAGTTATACTTGTGGAAATGCCAGTGCTAGTGGAAGTATGAATTTAAGTACAATTCCAAGATATGCAAAAGCTAGTATTTCTTTAAATTCAAAAACAGTAAACAGTGTGAAATTAAATTATTCGGCAGATGCTACAATAGATGGAATTTGGGTTAGTAAAAATGGTGGAGCTTGGGAAAGTGGTTATGCTTTGACATCTCCAATAAATGTAAGTGGATTATCTCCAAACACTAAATATACTTTAAAAATAAGAGTAAAAAGAGCAGACAGTCAATTATATAGTGAGTCTAATAGTATAGAAGTGACAACTCATCAAATTGCTACTTTAAGTTCTGTACCAAATGTTAATATAGGCTCTGCACATACAATTACATGGGCAAATCCTAGCGGAACGACAACAAGTTTAAAATTATGCAAAACTGACAACTCTACAATAATAGATTATGGAACAGTTACAGGAACTAGTAAATCAATTACACCAATAGCAAGCAAAATATATGCTTTAACTCCAAACAGTAATACATATAAAGCGAGATATATTATAACAACAACTGCAAATGGAAAATCATATACAAACTCAAAAGATTTTACGTTTACAGTAACAAATAGTAATCCAACATTTAATAATTTTACATATCAAGATACAAATACTACAATAACAGCTTTAACTGGAAATAATCAAATTTTAGTAAATGGTTATTCAAATGTAAAAGCAACAATTAGTACAGCAAATAAGGCTACAGCAAAAAATAGTGCAACAATGAAAAGTTACAAGTTATTAATTGGTACAAAAAATACTACAGCAAATTATAATGCAAGTGCTGATGTTAATATGAGTATTAATCAAGTTAATAACAATGTTATAGATTTATATGCAATTGACAGTAGAGGAAATAGTACAAAAGTAAGCAAAACAGCAACTATAAAAAAATATAGCAATATAAAAATAAAATCACTATCAGCAACTAGACAAAATAATATTGGAACAATAACAACTTTAAACTTTGAAGGAGAATTTTGGAATGCAAGTTTTGGTAGTGTGGCAAATGCAATAACTAGTTGTAAATATAAATATAAAACTACTTCTAGCTCTACTTGGATTGATGGTAAAACAACATTAACTTATACAATATCTGGAAATAAAATTACTGGTAGTTTAAATATTCAAGGAGATGCAGGAACAGATGGATTTAGTGTTGCAAATTCTTTTGATATTCAATTGATATTAGCGGACAAGTTATCAAGTGCAACTTATAATATTATTTTATCATCTGGAAATCCAGCGTTAGCAATATATAAAAACAATGTAGCAATTGGACAGCAATATAATACAAGTGAAGGAAGTAAGTTTCAAGTAAATGGAGATATAAGCTTAACAAATAGAGCGAATGGAATAAATATAAATGGACATAAGGGAATATTAAGACATTGGACAAACGATAGTCAAATGTGTGCAAATAATGGAACTATATATTTAAGACCAAAAGGTGATGAGAATACAACTAATCAAGTTATGATAAATAATGATGGAAGCATAACAGCTTCTAAATTCAACGGAAAAGCTTCTCGAGCTACAATGACTGATAAGTTAGAATGTATAAATGGAAGAATAACAAATGCAAATATAGCACATAGTTATGAAAATGATAAGGCACACCTTCAACTATTATTAGCTACAAGTGCTATGACAAGTAATAAGCCTGCCGCAGATGGATACATATTACATGGTTCTTGGGATAATAGTGGTCAGTACAATGGTCAAGTATATTTTCCAAATAGTAATGTTAATGTACCTTTGCAATTTAGAGGAAGTAATAATGGTGCTTGGGGAAACTGGGAGAGTATATACAGATGTAAAACTTTATACGACAATTCATCAGGCACAACAGGAACAGTAACATTAAATGAAACATCAGCTAATTTTGCTTATTTAGAAATATTTTATGGAAAATCAGAAGGCAATCCTATTTATAGAAATTCTGTAAAAGTTAATACTCCAAATGGTAAAATTGCTAATTTATTAATTGCATACAATATATATAGTGGTAGTATGTCACAATTACAATCAAAATGTGTTTCTATTTCAGGTACTTCGGTGGCAAATACATCTAATACTACAGGTTACGTAAATTTATATAATGGTAGAAGTGTTGAATGGGGAAATAGCAATGAGATTAAAATATATAAAATTATAGGCTATAGATAGGAGGTATAAAAATGGCATTAAAAAAAGAAATAGAATTAGAAAATGGAATAACAACAAACTATCATAGAATAGTAAGTATAAATAAAATAACAAATAATTGTAATATTATAGAAGTTGCTTCTTATACATCAGAAAAACAAAGAGAAAAAGAAAAGAAATATTATAGCAGTACAGATAAAAATAAGAGTATGAATATATTTATTGAAACCAGTTTTATACAAAAAGAATATTCGGAAAATGAAACAATAGAAGAGTGCTATGAATATTTGAAAAATTCAGAACAGTTTAAAGATGCAGAAGATGTACTGGAGGTGGAAAAGTAATGCAAGAATTAGCAGAAATGATAAGTAAATACGGAGTACCACTTATAATAGTAGTATTATTCTTATATGACTGGCTAACAACAAGAAAAGATATGCAAAAAACATTAGAGCAAAATAGTAATTGCTTGATAGAAATACAAAATACTAATAAAAATACAGCCAAGTCATTAGAACTTTTGCAAAAAAGTATGGACAACCAGTCAGAATTTTTACAAGTGCATGATAAAAGATGTGAAGAAATAGAAAAAGATATAGAAAAAATAAATTTAAAGATGGAGGTGAACTAATATGGAAAAATTAAAAACAATAGCAAAATACTTAACAAATATATTAGCAATAGTAAGTGCATTAGTAGCAGGAATAAATGCAGTAGATGGAATAACAATACCATATGCAATACAAATAGTACAAGTTATTGCAGTAGTACAAGGAGTTATTGGAACATATTTGTTAGGACAAAAAGCAATAAGTAATAAGGAGGAATAGTTATGGAAGATGAAATTGTAGAAACAATGGAACTTGCAGAAGAAGATACAAGAGGGGAGGCAAACGAATAATGAATATAGAAGATAGACTATTAACAATAAATCCATATTCAAGAAGTGGAGAAAAACAAAATAAAATTGAAAAAATTGTAGTTCATTGGGTTGGAAATGCAGGAAGTTCAGCATTAGGCAATAGAAACTATTTTGAAAGCTTGGCAACATCACATAAGACATATGCATCATCACATTATATAATTGGTTTAAACGGTGAAATAATAAGATGCATACCAGAAAATGAAGTTGCTTTCCATAGTGGTAGTTATTCTATGAATAGAAAGTCAATAGGAATAGAAGATTGTCACCCAGATTGGGAAGGAAAATTTAATGATAATACATATAACAGTTTGGTAGAATTATGTGCAGATATATGTAAAAGATATAATTTAGGTATAGATGCAATTATAAGACACTACGATGTGACTGGAAAAGAATGTCCAAGATATTATGTAAGAAATGAACAGGCTTGGATACAATTTAAGAATGATGTAGCAAATAAAATAGGACAAGCAACAACAACTGTTGCAGTACCAAAAGTTGAAGGGAGTGATGAACCAGTGAGAAGATATAAAAACGGTTCAACAAAAGAAATAATATATGCAGATACAAGTTTAACAAAAGTAATAGGAAGTTTATCACCATACGAAGAATGTGATTGTTTTGGAATATTTAATGGAAGACCAATGGTAAGATATAATGTAAGTGGAACTTCAAACTACAAGATAGGATTTGCAAAATGGACAGGTGGAGTTAGATAA